AGGCTGCTCGCCACGGCGCCGCGCCATATAGTTCTGAGCGGCGTCGATCAGCTCTTTTGTGGCGCCGGCCGTGATGGACCCGGCCAGTGCGCTGATGGAGCTAGGAAGACCGAGATAGAGGCCAATCGGCACAGCGATGGCCGCGGCAACGGTGCCGTAAAGGAAGTGATTCGCCTTGTCGGCTGGCAGTTGAGGCAGCGGCATGATGGGCCTTTCAGTGGACGCAAAAAAGCCCGCGCGCGGCGGGCTATGGCTTGGGTTTCTTGGTGTCAGGGGATCAGTGCTGCGGCTGCGAACAGCTCGTCGATTTGGGCAGTGTTGAGGCCGGCGGCGGCGCCGATGAGCGCAGTGCTGGGGTGGTCGCGGGCGACGGTGCCGGCGCGGTTGAACTCGATGCGCGCTGCGGATCGCTCTGGCTCTGGCATTGCCTCGATGGCCGCCTCCACCGCCGCGAGCTTGCCCGCGGCAAGCAGGGCCAGCTGGGCCTGGCGCATGGACACCTCTGGTGCCGGCTGAGCTATAAGCGCGGGACGGTCCAGCCGCACGATCACCGCGCCGCCGATTTGGGTGGTGGTGTATTCGCTCATGCGCGCAGCTCGTAGTGATAGAGGAAAGAGGCCTTGTCTGTCTCAGTCAAGCTGCCCTGGTACTCGATCAGGAGCGAGCTATTGGCGTCAACAGGATGGAAGAGCAGCGACGTAATCGTGCCTGAGACGCACTGCCCGACGGCGAGATGCTTGGACCCGCCGGAGTTCGTGGCCGTCGCATCGAATGCCACTACGCCATCAATCGTGATTCGCAATCGACCCGTTCTAGCCGTCGCGTCAGAAAAGATCATGAGCAGCGCATTGAGCCGAGCACCAGACCCTGTGATGGATAGGATGGTCTTCCATGTGTCAGCTGTGCAAGATCCACTCAGCGCAGACAGACCAGGCCAGTCTGCGCTTAGATTTGTGGTTGAGTTCCAAGAAAACACGCTGGGCAAGTACGTCACGCGTCGAGCCCCGCCGATACCGAAGTCAGTGAGCAAACCGGCCATTATTTGAACCTCCAAAAGTCGCCGCCCCAGACAATTCCAACTGGGCCGAGCTGATTGAGAGTGATGACGCCAGACCGAATGACGCCGTTATGCTTGAGGGAGTTGCCGCCAATGTCGAAGCTGTTGTCGAGTCGGCCGTTGTCAAAGTGCCCGGCCCACTCATCACCCACTGCGAGAGTCGTTGGTAGCGTCAAGGCCACGGCGCCGGCATTGGAGCAATTGCTGCGCTCGTTTGCCGTCACGGTGTGCGCTGTACCGGTGCGTGGAACCACAGTCAGATAGCCAGCCGGGAAAGCCCAGTTCGTCGGGTCAAGCGCGGGGTCTGTGGTGCGGCTGCCGGTGGCGCGGTTGATGTAGACGCGCAAGGTGGAGGGGCTGCGCGCCGCATCGCCACCGGTATAGGTGCCGCTGACCCAAAGCGCCGCACCGGCCGAACTGGCCGCAGCGATAGCGCTCGCTGCAGCAGCCGACTCGCTCGCCGCCGCGGCTGTCTGGCTCGCAAGCGCCGCAGCCTGGCTTGCCGCAGCAGCGGTGGCGTCGTCGTTCACATCCCCTGCCGTGCTGTTCGCTTCGTCGCTCCAGTCGTTCAGCTTGGAGATGGTGTCGAAGGCTTTGGCGTTGAATGTCGCCGCCGAGTCGGTCGGCAGAGGCGGATCAAATACCGTGGTGATGGTCATGTGAGGGCCTTGATGTAAAGGTCGATGCCTGAGGTGCTGAATGTGTCCATCGAAGTGGGTACGTCCTGGATGAATCCGAACGTCGTGAGCAGACGGCGGCGGCGCGAGCCGATGAATAGGGCTGGAGTGGCGCGCAGAGTGGTGAGGTACTCGAAAACGTCATCAATCTGGGCCTCTGGGACCGGGACGCGCATCCGCAGATCCTTGGCGTAGGCGCCCTGAGAAAGCACCATGTCGCCGAAGCGGTTTTCTGTGTAGGTCGAGAAATCGCGAAGACTCACCGATGCACCCTGCTCCACGCCCAGGCCGATGGCGCGCTGCTCGCCAACCATGAGCACACCGACCGCAAGATCCGCCGTGCCGGTGAAGTCGACGATGACATCGCAGCCGAGAATCCCCGGCAGGTCTGTGGCCACCATGATCGGCGGCGCGGTGCGCAGGCCGAAGAACCATTGCCACCATCCCGGCTCTGCGGGCGTGCTGGCAAGGTTCGTCGTTACGTCATAGAGCGAGCCCAAGGTCGGATGAGTGACGCGCACCCGGACCGACAGCGCACCGGTCACGTTCAGCGCGGCCAGGGCATTGACGCCCTGGGCCGGCCTCAGCGTGTAGGTCATTGATGAGGCCTTTGCCGTCTGGGTGCTGTTGCTGGTGTCGAACAGCTTCCAGCGGTTTGTCGGCGAGACCTCAATCCACAGCGTCGGGCTGCTGGCCGGAGTGTTCCCGAGATTGCCGGCCGCCGCGCTTTCATAGACCTTGTGCTGGGCAGTCACGATGACGCGATCGCCCAGCCCGTAGGTCGTCAAGATGTTCCAGGCGGCATAGTCCGCCTCTGGGACATCGGTGCTGATCAGCGTGGCGTCGGTGATCGCCACCGGTCGAACCACGATCAGAGGTGTGCTCATACCGTGCGCTCCTGGGGCAATCCGTTGAGTTCCCAGCGGTCCATGATCTGGGTGGTGCGCGCGTTGAGCTTGATCAGCTCATTCGACTGCGCTTCAGTCTTCAGGCGCAGAGCCTTCACCTCGGCCAGCAACTCGGCATTGCCTGACGCCTGCCCGCCGGCCGCCGGGTTGTAGGCCCGGGGCACCACGGCCTCGCCCTCGTGGGCTTGGATCAGCATGTCGCGCGGCAGGTAGTTCGTGCCCGTGTCCAGTTTTGGGATCAGGCCGTGCTGGCTTGCGATCGACCCGCCAACACCCGACAGCGTGGCCGCAGCCTGCGCGCGGATGCGTTGCAGCTCCAGCAGGCTTGTGGCTTGCGCTTCGGCCAGCGTCAGCATCGCCTGCGACAAGCCAGGCAGCAGCTTGGCCGCCTCTTGGTCGCCGGCCCGAGCCTGCGCCGCAGCGATGGCAAATGCCGACTGCGAGGCCGCGAAGCTGGATGCAGATCCGCCGCCGATCAGGCCGCGAATGCGCGCCACCTCATCAAAGATCGAATCCGCCACCGACTGCCATGCGTTCTTGAACTGCTCCGCGGCGCGCTGTGCTTCTGCTGCCGCTTGAGCCTGGGCCTGGGCCAAGTCTTTGGCGGCCTGCTGGGCAGCCTGCGTGTCCGTGATTTGCTGCTGTAGGGCTGCGTTGAGGTCATAGGCCGCAGTGACGCGAACCGCATCCTCAGCGCTCAGGCCCTTCGTCAACTCGGCGAGGTCGCGCTCGCGGGTGCGGCGCGCAACTTCGGCAGTGTTGCCCTGCAAGCCGAGCAGCTGATTTTCAAGACCGAAGCGAGTGCTGCCGAGGTTGGCCAGCACATCAGCCAGGGCGCGAACCCGGGCGGCTGCTTCTTCCGAGGCCTTGGCGATGGCTTGATCAGCCAGCACCTTGGCGGCCTGCTCGTCCTGCAGGGCATAGATGCGCTGCAGCAAGGCTCGGTTGCTTTCGTCCAGGGCCGCCAACTCACGCGCGCGCAGGGTTGCGGTGTCGCCCTGAAGCTGCAGCAGTTGGCCCTCCAGACCGAAACGCTGATCTGCTACAGCCTTGGCCTGGGCTTCTGCGGCTTGCTTCACTCGCTCGGCCTCAGCTGCGGCTTGAGCTTGCGCCTGAGCTGCAGCTTGCGCTGCCGCCTGCTCGTCCTGAAGCGCAAAAATCCGCTCTTGCAATGCGCGGTTCGACGGGTCAAGAGCTGCGAGTTCGCGCGCCCGGAGTGCTGCGGTGTCGCCTTGGAGTTGCAGCAGTTGGCCTTCGATGCCGTAGCGCTGCGTGGCCACGGCTTGCGCCTGCTCTGCCGCTGCGCGTTGAGCTTCGCTTGCTGCTGTGGCCGCTTCGATCTGAGCCCGCAGCGTGTCGTTGTAGGCCTGGGCAGCCGTGGCCGCAGCTGCATCGGTTGCGTTCAGCCCCTCGGTCAGCTTGGCCAGGGTGCGCTGCAGATCCAGTGCCGCCGCTTCCGAGGTCTTGCCTTGGGCGCGCAACAGCTCCGCTTGCAGCCCGCCGCGGTCATCGGCAAGGCCGGTCAGCGCTCGCTTGCCAGCCTCGGCGGCGCGTGCGGCCGCTTCAGCCATGGCCTTTGCAGTCGTGTCAGCGGCGCCAGTCAAGGCGACAGTCTCAGCGGTCACCGATGCAAACGCCGGGGCCAGCTTCAGCAGCTCTGCATAGGACTTGCGCCCCGATTCAGTCGTCAGATCCTGAGCTTCAACAAGTGCCCGATAGGCCTCGCGGGTCGCCGGCACGGATAGGCCGTATTGCGCCAAGCCCTTGGTTACCTGCTCAGTGGTCTTGGCCGCGCGCTCTGCCTCGCTGTAGTAGGCCTGGTAGTAATTGCTTGCGGTCTGGACAAAGGAGTCAAGCCCGCCGAACAGGCCGGCGATCTGGTCCGCCATCGCGCCGCCAGACAGGCTCACAGACAGGGTGGATTGCCCCAGCTCATCCAGCACATAGTTCACGCCCTGCAGGCCGACAGAAAGCCGCGCCAGGGTCTGCGATGCGCTCTCCCCTTCTTTGGTGTAAGCCGTGGTGCCGAGTGCAAACTTGGCCAGCGCATCATTCGCCGAAGTAACCGCATCCGCCAGCAGCCGCTGCATGTCTTCGGGCGACTTGCCGTTGCCGTCGATGTAGAGGCTTTGCGTGTACTTGCGGATGGCATCGCCATTGATGCCCAGCTGCTCGGCCATGCCGGCCGTCGCCATACGCATCTGTTCGTAGGCGGCCTGCACCGAATCACTGACCGCGCTCTCGCCGCGGTTGTTCTCGCGCCAGCTAGGGCCACTGAAAAGCGTCCCGGACTTGCGCGTCACATCGTAGTCATTAATGTCACCAGAGCCGAACGTTCCGCGCAGGCTGGTGCCCTTATAGGCAGTGGTGCGGAAGAGTCCTAGGGCATTGCCAAGCAGAGCCGCCCCGCCGACCCACGGCAGTGCTGCGCCAACCATGCCGGCAAAGCCAGTGCCAGTAGCCGCGCCACCAGCAAGCAAGCCCGCCGCCTGCCCGCCCGCAATCGTCGATCCGCCAATCGTGGACATGAAGCCCGCGCCGATGGCCGAGCCGATGCTCGATGCCGAAAGGCCACCGAGCCCAATTGCACCGAGCAGGCCCGCCCCGGCCGCGCCGCCAGCCGCACCGGTCGCAGCACTCGCCGCACCGACTCCGAGCATGCTGGACAACCCCACCGACAGCGGGCTCACAATCGCGCTGATGACAGGCCGAAGGACCATGCTTTTGAACATGTTCTCCACGGTGTCGCGCAGGTTCTCAGCGAAGCCCTTGCCGCTCTCAAACCCGCGCATCAGCGAATCGGTCAGCGATTGCTCGATGCTCCTGGCCACGCGCTCCACTTCGCGCTCTGTATCGTCAATCGCCTTCTTGGTGGCCTCGCGCCCTTCCTTGCTGGCGATCAAGCCAATCAGCTCTTTGCGCTTGTCGATCTCGCGCTGGATGGCGTCAACGCCTGACTGATTGCCGGCGCCCGAGAATGCGGCCTGCTGCTCTTGCAAGCGAGCGATGGCTACCAACTCGATGGCCTGGGCCAGGCTGATGTGCTTTGCAGCAGAAACGGCCAGCGCTTCCTCTTCCTCGCGGAGCTTCTGCACCTGCTTGGCGATCTCATCGCCGCCCTTCTCAAGCTCGGCGATGTACTTCGCTTGAGCATCGGCCGCGTCTTCTGCAGCCTTTTCCGCCAGCTTCTGAGCATCCGCAAACTGCTCAGCAGAGATTGCGGCATAGGCCTGCTGGAGATTGATCTCCCGCATCGAGTCGCTGGCTTTTGCGTAACCCGGAGACTGGAGGTATTCGAGCAGCCGGGCCTGACCCTTGCTCAATCCCAGAGAGGCAGATTCAGCCTCGCGCTGAATGCGGGCGAAGTCTTGGAAGGCATCGGCCCAATCTTTCGCGGCGGCGCGCTGGTCGGCGAACTGATCGCCCAGGGCCTTTACCGCCTTCTTGGCCTTCGTGGCGCCATCAACCAGCTTGCTGAAGTCCAGCGCAGCGACAGAGTTGCCGGCCTGGCGCCCGAGTCTTGCGTCCTCGGCGCGAGTGTCGAGCGCGCGCAATTCACGCTGAGCCTGTTCGCGCAGTTGTCGGGCAGCGAGAATCCGCTCCGATAGCGCATCTACCTCTTTACGGGCGCGCTCAGCGTCTGCTACCATCGCATCCCGAATGGCGCCAGCCTCGGCGAAATGCCCCGTCGCCAAGGCCGTCGCCTGAGCAGCCAAGCCGCCAAGCTCCCTGCCGATTCCCGTGAGCACGAACGCCGTATTGACGCCAAGGACTGCGACTGTTTCCAGAACAACACTCACGCCTTCGCCGATCAACTCAAAGTCAGCGCCGGCTGCGTTTGTCGCCTTCAGTGCCGCAGTGAAATCCCCCATGCTTGCGGCAGCGGCGGCGAGGCTAACCCCAAGCAATTTGCTCACGCCGGATGCGCGGTCAATCTCGCCAGCCATCACGGTCGCCGCGTTCTGAAGCAGAACGAATGACTGGCTTACTGTTGTGGTGCTGCTCTGCACCTCGCGGGCAAGCGCTGCACTCTGGCTGCGCAATGCGCCGATCACGGCCTCAGCCGTCAGCTTCCCTTCGCTGCCGAGTTCTCGGAGTGCGCCAATTGGCACGCCCAAGCCATCCGCCAAAGCCTTGGCCAGGCGAGGCGTTTGCTCCATGATGGAGTTCAGCTCTTCGCCCCGGAGCACGCCGGACGCAAGGCCCTGGCCGAGTTGCACCAATGCCGCCTGTGACGCCTGCGCGCTCGACCCGCTGACCGTGATCGCGTTGGCGATTGTTTCTGTGAGCCCGAGGATCTGCTGCTGGCTCAGCTTGAGGGTTTCGCTGGCCCTGGTGATGCTGGCGAATGTTCCGCCCAACTCGGCGAAATTCACCCGGCTACGCTGGGCAATCTCAAACAACTGCCCGTAGGCTTCAGCGGCGGCAGTTGCGCTGCCAGTGGCGAGCTTCAGCTGATTCTGTAGCGTGGTGACTGCATCAGCAGCCCGCACGAACTCCCGCACTGACAGAAAGCCAAGAACCGACTTGCCAAGGTTCGCCAGCTCGCTGCTCGCGGACGCTGTGGCCGACTCCATCTTGTTGATGCCGGCAGCCGCCTGTTCTGCCTCGCGCCCGACTTTCGCAAGCCCCTGGCCAGCACCCTGCCCGAGATTCGCCAAGCTCTTGCTGGTGCGGCCTGATGCCTGCTCCAGCTTGCCCATAGACGCCTCGACCCTTGGGCCTTGGTTTGCCAAGGCATCGAGCGCCTTGATTCCGCCTGTGACGCCATCGGTATCCAGCCGGATGCCGATGCTTGCGATGTCTTCCATAGGCGGCCTTGAAATGAAAAAGGCCCGCCAATGGCGAGCCCAGAAATGAAAAAACCCGCCGAAGCGGGTTGTGCAAAGTGGTGCGTTGTCTGGCTACTTCAAAGAGAGCCACTCGTAGATCTTTGCGCCGATGATGGCCAAGAGCCCCAGCAAAAGGTACGGCGTTCCGAATGACCCGCCTTCAGTTCGCGCTTGACTGCACGAAACAACGAAGGCCACCAGGAACATTGCCCCGATCAGTTGCACGATGCGTGCGTTACGAATTCCCTTGCGCATAACCCCTCCCTTAGAAGGGGCCAAGTCTACTCAATCAGTCCTTTCGCCGCATCTCTTCGAGCGCATACCGCTCAATTGCCCGGATGTCAGCAAAGAGCAGATCAGCCTCGGCCCTGGGCAGGCGAAGCGACCTGATGTCGGCATGAACTGCCGTGTGGTCTAGCCCTGTTGGGCCATTCATGCCGACCCGCCATTGCCCCTGGCAGTACTCGGTGAAGAACATCACTGCCGCCCAGCAATCAGCCCACACCTCGATGGTCTTTTCCGGGTAGTCGCTGAGCTTGAGCCCGAAGGCTGCAAGCTCGGCCTCATTGGGCGGCTTCTCGTAGAGGCCGGCGACTACCGAGCGAAGTTTCCCAGGCGGGCGCCCGTGTTCTCTTCGATGAAGGTGCTGATGATGGACCGCGCCGAGCCCATGTAGTTCTGGTTGAGCTGCGCGACGGTTTCAGCGCCGAATGGGTCTTCCAGCTCCCAGCCGGAGGCGATGTCCAGAATCACATCCTCGTCCTTGCGGCCTTCGAGGCCTTCGACAAACTCCTTGAACTTGTCGCGGGTCATTGCCTTGAATGTGAACTCGACATCCACCGGCTTGGAGCCTGGGACGGGGATTGCGACCTTCGCCTTGAAGGTGGGGGAAGCGGTGAGCTTGAGCTTTGCCATGGTGGTGTAGGTTTTCGCTGGGGTGAGAAATGCCCGTGCCGGCCGGGCCACCCCAGCGAAGGGTGAACCCGGCGCGGCCGGTGCTCAGGAAAGGGCCGAAGCCCAGGGATCAGTAGCGGACCGGGCGGCCCTGCAGGGACACCGTTGCGGTGACCTGCATAACGTTGCCCTTGCTCAGGGTCGGCGTTTCGTTAAAACTCACATATCCGTTGTACAAAATCACCGAGCCGTTCGGCAAAGTGACCTTGATGGCGCGGATGGCGCGGGCCTCGCCGGCCGCCTTCAGGGCGATGAAGCCAGCGAGCGACGGGTCATCGGCGATGCCGATTTGCAAGGACTGCGCGCTGGTCACGGTCGGCAGCTGGCGCTCGAAGTCTTCTTCCAAGAACGCGAAGTTCGAGAACTGCTGTTCGCCGCCGTTGGTGGTGAAGTCCAGGATCTGCGCGATCTGGGTCCAAGCGGTGATTTCGCGCAGAGTGCCCGACGAAGAGCCGGTGGGGTAGCGGTTCGTGTCGGTGGTGTCGATGCCCGTGACATCCATCGCATTGGTCGCCACGTTGGCGGCCTTGAAGATGCGCTCATTGATCTTCTGCCAGCCGCTCTTGAGTTCGTAGAACGCTCCATTGAGCAGGCCATGAGACGCGGAGGTGATCACGCCAGGGTTGGCGTTGGTGATGGCGCTGACGGTCTTGTTCGAGCCGTAGGTCGTTGCGATGGCGACGGTTGCGCCGTCGGGTAGGGTTGCTGCCATGGTGTGGCCTTTCTTTCAGACGAAAAAAAACCGCCAATCGGCGGCGGTGGTTTGCGCCCGAGGCGGGCAGAAAAAAGCCCGCCGAGATTGCTCTGGGCGGGCTTGTCGGGTTGGCCGTAAGGCCTAGGTCTTGAGTGCTCTCCAGTGGGCTGTCACGGGGACGGCCCACCGGTCGGCGAATGGCATGCCTGCGCCGATGCGCGGGGTTTTGTAGACCTCAATGCGCCAGCCTGGCTCAGTGAGCACCAGCAGCGGGGCGAAGTGATCGGCGATAGCCTGGGCGCGCGCCTGAGCTGCGCCGCGGCCGGCGCCGAGGGGGTACATGAGAGTGACCTGAAACAGGCCGCGATGCTCGACCACATCCAGCGTCAGGGCGTGATCGATGGGTGAGTTCGGGATCAGCTCGGCGCGCTGGTAGGCCGTGCCCGGGGTGGGTTCAAAGGGCAGGTTTTCGAGCGCGGTTGCGAGCGCTGGCGTCATGCTGGCCAGACGCTTCTCAAGTGCGGCTTGAATCTTGAGGATGCTCATTTCGAGTCCTTCACGGCCTTGCGCACGTGCTCGCGGAAGTTCTGAACGGTGAGGCGAACCATTCCGCTCTGCGCTTGCCTGGAGTAGCCGCCGACCGTCTTCTCGCCGTTGGCTGAGCCTGGGGGCTTGCCGTAGAGGCCGTATTCCAGCGCGAGTGCGTACGGAAGTGAATTGGTCAGGTAGATGGTCGTGCCTGGGAGCCATGTCCCGAGCACGTTCTCGACTCGGCCCAGCGACAGCTCTCCCGTCTTGTCGGTCACGGTCACGGTCTTTTTGTCGATGCCGCCCGCGCCCACCATCCAGTTCGCCCGAAACTGGCCTGTGTCCACGGGCGACAGCGCGACGACGCTGGTTTGCAGCTCAAGCGCCGTCTTGCGGACCACCGTCTCAACTCTGAGCTTTGACTTCTCGACGTACTTTTTCAGGTCTTCGGCGAATCCCATGGTCAGCCCTTCCGAACCTGCACGTCCAGGAGCACGGCAACACCGGCCGGGGCCAGGGTGCGCGATGCCACGACGCGCCAGACTTCAGCGCCGAGCGTCACGGTGTCGCCGGCCTTCGGGTCCAGGCCGGAAACTGCGCTCATGTAGACGCGCTGATCGCCGGCCAGGATCAAGGTGCCGTTGATCTCGTTGGCCGAGTAGTCCAGCTTGACCCCGCTTGGCGTCCATGTCTGCGATGTGCCGGCGCCCGTGGTGCCCGTGTCTGGGTCATAGGTGCCGGCGGTGGCGCGCGTGACGGTCACTGTGGCACCAAACTCGGCCAGCAGTGATGCAGCATCGGCAGCAAGGCCGGCATAGTCAAAGCTCATTTCTGCTCAGCCGGCCGGCAAGGCGTAGGCTTCCATGTGATGCGGCGGGCCTTGATGGTGCGCTTGCCGGTGGCGATGGCCTTGATGAGCCGGTGCCGGCCGTCTGCGATGTCGCCATGCCAGTCCAGCAGAATCGGGCAATCAAGGTCGGCGTCCATGCACTTGCGGACATGAAAGGCGAGCTCCAGGATGTTCGCGCCGGCCCAGATCACATCGCCCACACTCAGCGCAGCCACCGGCACTTCGAACACCGGCAGATTCTTCGCGTCATCGATCAGGCGCGCGACCGAGTACAGATTGCTGTCCCGGTCGCT